GTGGCGGTGCGTTCGGATGTGGCGTTTTCTGAAGTCATTGTTTCATAACGCATACTAAATAGGAAGTAGGAGACAAGATATGGCATTTCCGAATATTACACAGTTCAAAGAACAATTACAAGACGGGGGAGCACGTCCTTCTCTTTTTGAAATGACGATTGCTTTTCCGCCGGCGCTACAGGGGCTCTTCGGGGATACCGTCCGCAGCGCAACCGACTTCTGGCGATTTCATTGCAGAATCTCTGAGATTCCAGGCAATCAGCATAATCCTATTTCGTTAAAGTACGCAGGTCGAGAAATTAAATACGCGGGTCAGCGTACGTTCAACAATCTCAGTGTTACCATTTTAAATGATGAAGCATTTAGAGTGCGTCGGGGATTAGAACTGTGGTTTGAAGCGATGAACACTCGTGAAACTAATAGATCCCTTCTCACTCAGAATACGCGGACCGGATTCGGATCATACGCAGGAAGTGGCCAGGTGACACAATATAGTAAGCAAGGGACCAAGGTGCGCGCATACAAATTTGTAGATATGTTTCCCGTCACCCTCGCTCCTATTCCATTAGATTGGTCGAATGACGGTGCAATTGAAGATTACACCTGTGAATTTGCGTATCAGTATTGGACGCCGAATGCTCCAGATTCTGCCGTCGACGGCGTGTCAGCGGATAGCGCGTTGATCAACGTCTAAGAAGCGGAAATTATTATTGGAGCGGAGAAGCCTATTTTGGGTTTCTCCGCTTTATCTTATTATGATATCTTGTGAACAATATATAATCGCCAGTACAGACACCTATGCCGGCCTCAAATTTTAGCATTAATCGATTTAAAGAAGCGGTTGCTCAATCGGGAGGGCTTGCTCGCCCCATATTTTTTGAATGTACAGTTGTATGTCCAGCGTTGGCGTTGGAGAGCGATCTCAAGTTAGTACAAGAGGATATAATCCTCTGTAAAGCCATGAGCATTCCTGAACAGACAATAGACACAGTTGACATAAAGTATTTTACTCGATCAGTGCCTATTCCAGGCTCACGACAATATTCACCTGTTACATTAACATTCTACAACACAGCAAATTATAAACTGCGTAATTACTTTGAAGTATGGCTAGAGTTATTAAATGCACAAGTGCATAATAGACGGCGAGAATTTCCTTTGTCAGAAATCACGGGAACCATTACACTAACCCACCGGAGTAATAATGAAAGCAATCCTCCGACAGATCTACTGCCAGAAATTCAGCACTTTGAGTTTATTAATGCGTTCCCCACTTCAATTGGGCAGCTAACTTTTTCGTATGAGGATGACACCAACGTACAAACGTTTGATGTCACATTTAAGTATCTTTCTATGGGCAGCATTGAAGAAGTATCTTGACAGTATAATTTGATGAGGTATAAATAATAGCATGGCGTTTAAACTATTCGGTTATACCATTCTGTCTCAAAACGAAATTACCAATCGGAGTACATCTCCGTCACTTGTACCCCCCAAAAATGAAGATGCTGCGGCCACGGTAAATGAAAGTGGTCTTGGTGTATTTGGTGGGTATGCGGTCGATTTCGACACCTATGCAGCCTATACCAGTGAAGTTGATCTTATCAATCAGTATCGTGATTTGTCACTACAACCGGAAATAGACGAAGCGCTTAACGATATCATTAATGAAATGGTCATTCGCGACGATGGAGATAATCCAGTTTCCATGAATGTGGATGCGCTTCCAAAAGTATACGACGAAACGTTTCGCGAACAGCTTCTTAAAGAATTTGATTACACGTTGGATTTGCTGGGCTTCAAAGAACGGTGTCATTCAATTGCCCGTCAATTTTATGTGGATGGTCGATTGTATTATGACTTGATGATTGATGAAGCAAAGCCCGAAAATGGTATTATCGAATTACGAAACATAGATCCACGAACCATTCGAGCGGTACGTGAAGTGCGAGATATGTGGCATCAAGAGACGGGGGCCCGATTATCGGAAGTCGTGGATCAATACTATGTGTATAATCCAATGGGTTTTCGTAATCTTGCCAGTATTAGTTCTGGTCCTGGCGTAAGAGTCGCGAAGGATCGTATCGCATATATTAATTCAGGCATTTATACACCAGGCAATGTGACGGTACTTTCACCGTTGCATAAAGCTATTAAGGCGTTTAACCAATTACGAATGGTCGAGGATGCAACCGTGATTTATCGCATCACTCGCGCTCCGGAACGTCGCGTGTTCTACATTGATGTGGCTGATTTGCCGACCGCTCGGGCAGAGCAATATGTGAATGCAGTGGCGACTCGCTATCGTAACCGCGTGGTATATGATAGTCATACCGGTGAAATTCGCGATGATCGCAAGATTCAATCTATGTTAGAAGATTTTTTCCTTCCACGTCGCAGTAATGGTCGTGGCACTGAAGTCACTCAACTACAGGGTGGACAAAATCTCGGAGAAATGCAGGATGTCGATTACTTCCGTAAAAAGCTATATCGTGCTTTAGGCATTCCTGCATCACGTCTTGAATCTACGGGGTCACAATTTCAGTTGGGTCGTACCACGGAAATTACGCGAGATGAAATTCGATTTTCTCGATTTCTGCAACGCCAGCGTGACCGGCTAGCTACATTATTTGATGAGATTCTTCAACGTCATTTGACACTAAAGGGAGTTATTCGTTCACAGGAACAATGGCGTCAGTTGCGGCATTTTATTCGATACGAATTCAATACAGATTCATATTTTGCTGAATTAAAGAAGATGGAAGTAATGAAAGAGCGATTAAACGTCGTTCAACAACTCGACCCGTATGTGGGTAAGTATTTTTCAGAGCAATATGTGCGAGATCACGTTTTACGACTTACATCAGACGAACAAAAGCAAATTGAAATTAATAACAAAGAGAATCCTCCTGTATCAGCAGAAGGTCAAGGGATGTTCGGATCAGAGCCGCCAGCACCGACTCCACCGATGCCTTCTTCCAAAACTCCTTCCGAAACTCCTTCCAAAACTTCGGATGGTGAACCCGAGCCAGATGCAGAAGAGTTCTTTTTTGGTAGCACATTAGCCAAAGAGTAGTCATTACATATTTTCTAAATAGAATAGAGGCATCATATGACATCCGCATTACAGTTATTTAAAGCGATTCGTGCCAAAGATTTTGTGGAAGCCAAAGAGCAATTCTATGTATTGATACAGGATAAAATGCAAGCGGTATTGGCCCGAGAGTATCAAGAGACGGCTAAGACTCTCATTACGAAGAAGTAGGATATATGGCATATACACAAGTTCAAGTTATTGCAGATACGGATCGACGCCATGTGGTTAAGCGCGTCAATTCGGCTAATACTGAAACCAGTGCACTTGTAGTAAATGCTGCGGCATTATCATTTGCGGTTGTTCAAGTCACAACGGCTTCATCTGCGAATAACTTTCAAGTTGGAGAGAGAGTTGAGGCCACTAGTGGTGGGACGGGTACCGTACAAGATGTATTGAGTCCCACACTAGTTAATTTAATTGATGTATCTGGGACTTTTGCAAATAACGACACATTGACCGGAGGAACTACGGGGAAAACTCGTACGCAAAATGGCGCCGTTGCTCCCGATACGTATGTTCTGCAAGTAGCGCGGGTTTTATATACTGTTGGGGGCGGTAATGAGAAATCTGTTGAACTCCTGTGGGAAGGTAATGGTGGAGGTGCCAATAATCGTACCATCGTTACGTTAAGTGGTACTGGAGTGCTAGAGTTTGACTCTCAAGGTGCACGTATTCCCAACAATGCAAATGTCGCGACTGGAAATATTATTCTGACAACAAATCAGTGGAATGCTAATTCTACATATACCATTATTTTAGATGTCAACAAATACAGTGGATACGCACAGCCGTATCTCCAGCGGAATGTCTTAGGACGGTTCTAATATGGCGCTCAAACTTATTACCGAAACAGTTAATGATGTTCGTGCGTTGATCGAAACAGCCGAAACTGGTTCTGCCATGAATTACTTCATTGAAGGAATCTTCATGCAAGGCAATAAAAAGAACCAAAATGGTCGTGTCTATCCAACGGCCACCCTTCAACGAGAAATGCAGCGATACCAAAAAGAACACATTGATCGTAAGCGGGCATTCGGAGAGTTAGGTCATCCCGACAGTCCGACAATTAATTTAGATCGAGTGTCCCATATGATTACTGAGCTAACCCAAGACGGGGATAATTTCATGGGAAAAGCAAAGGTCATGGTGCATACACCAATGGGTAACATCGTTAAAGCTCTAATTGATGAAGGAGCAGAATTGGGAGTATCGTCACGAGGCTTGGGATCACTACGTGATGCGGATAATGGCATCATGGAAGTTCAGGACGATTTCTACTTTTCAACAGTGGATATCGTCGCCGACCCTTCTGCGCCTGATGCATTTGTACGTGGAGTGATGGAAGGAAAGGCATGGGTGTGGGAAAGTGGTGTGTTAAAGGAATGTACATTAGAGCAAGTTGTACAAACTGTTGAAAATGTCCATCAGCCGACAATTTCGACAACGGAGCGGTCGGCTGCACTAGTAGAATCGTTTAGTCAATTCCTAACGGCACTGCGCCGTGGGGTTCAGTCAAACATACGGTAAAGCTAAATAACCATTAGCGTTGTTTACCTTTTAAGCGAGGATTATATGGCAACACCAGAGAAGTTATTATCAACTGAGAATGCTGAACAGCAAGCTACGCCTAAGGCTCAAGAAATCGGTGAACCTGAAGCAGAATGGTCAACCGCAAATTACGCCAATTTCAGATTTGATGCGACTGTTGGTGTGTCGCCAGATTCATTACCGCTTACAGAAACCACTGAATTACCCGGTGCTGATGATAGTAATCCTCTTAAGGAAGCTGAAGAGGATGCGAATAAAAAGGACGACGAAAAGAAAGATGCCGTTGCAGAAGAAAAC